CATTCCAAAAAATTGTAGGCTGTTGAAATCCTCGTTGAATTCTAAAAAATGCAGGAGGGTCGGGGATTCTTCCTGGGCGTTGTCGGGTTTCTGCAAATTCCCCGATTGCAATTCCCATATCAGGTCCTCGTAAAATGTGATTCACGGCTGCTACTTGAAAGTCGTACGGAAGTCCGTTTGTCAATGATTGTATTTCTTGAAACGGAGGAAACATAGGGTCGGTTCTTGTGTATACATTAGTAGATGTATCGCGTATTGCATTCGTATAATTGTACGGAATATTCTCAAATACATACGTTTCAAATAAACTTGTTGGATTGGAATTATTATAGTAAACGTCACGGCCTGTTTCGGCTACAGTGATCGAGTACGAATTTAAAGTTGAATTTACGTCAAGTTTTTCAGCAGAATGGGGATACACGAGATGGTGCCAGTATAAGTCATTGTATGGACGATATCGAAGCGTGAAGTAATTTGGTAACCGGTTTCCAGATGAATCTAGCGGATATGCGCCGTTTAGTGGGTATCCATTATTTAAACTTGCGTCACTCCATCGCCATGTAAGTTTAGCTGTGCCGTCAGCAATTGTAGCGCTCAAATCTAATACTGGTTTAGAAAATGTGTTTGGAATAATTGTCGCATACACTTCATTGGTAGGTTGACGTTCCGGAACCCAACGAATGCCAACATCATTTTGAATACCCAAACGAACGCTATAAGATACGTCATTTTGAAGAGGAGTTTCGATTGGGATAGGCGGATTTGCAGATAAGTCGCCGTAGTAGTCGATAACTATATTTCTGGAAAACTCAGGAGTCGAACGTAATCCTGGTGGAATTTGCCGCTGCGTAAGCGAAATATTGCGCTTTGTAAAATATGTATTATTAGATGCTTTGTACTCGATAACATAATTTTCCAGGTCATATCCTCCGTCGTATGTGGGAGGCGACCACTCCAAAAAAATCCTGCCGTTATTCCTAGCGTTTATACAATAAACAAAATCGGTGCTTATATTTGCAGCAAACGGTCCAGGAATATCTCCAGGTTTAACAACAACTGGACCATTGTATCCGGCCTGACCCACGTCATTTATGGCAGCAAGCTCAAACTGATAGTATGTACCATTTGTGAGATTTGTCACAACAGTTGTTAGTAGATTTGCAGAAATGTCAATTGGCGTTGTCCAGGGAGATGCTGGTTCTCGTATACTTGATAGAATTGGTATTTTATTAACAACATCAATTGTAATAGACCGATATCGTAAGGCATATTTAAGAATAGGGTACCCTCCATCATAAGGTTTTATCCAATTCAAAACTGCAAGTTGTGACCCACGGCTGGCATAAATTTCAAATTGTGATGAATTGAGAGTAGCCGGCTCTGTTCCCGGAAATGCAAATATCAAATTTGAATATTGACCTGATCCAAACGAGTTTATTGCTGCAACTCGTATTTGATACTTTCCACCCTTGATTAATTGCGTAATAAGGTAACTTACTTGTCCAGTTACCGGATTTACGGCAGACGGGGTATTCTCAAGAACAAGCTCTTTTGTGAAATATTGAATGAAATTAGTAAGCGAATATTGAATACGATAACTCGTAATCGGATACCCTCCGTTATTAGGAGGAAACCATTGAACAAGCACGTTTATATTATCACTTGCGTCTTTAACATTTGTTTGTGTGATAGTGGTTTGTCCGGGAGTTGTCATTTGACGATGATAATTTATTAATTACTATGTATTAAATTAATTGTGTTTTATTAATAATTGTAATTAGTATGCGTAAGTATTTTAAATATTTATTCAATAAATAACGTGAAATTAAAAATGGAATAAATTGATACGGAATTGAAATTAAATACAGTATCTAAATATAAGATACATATAGACAATCAATCAAATGGCGCTATTGGATAACGCCACAATAACGACGTCGTTAATAATTCCTAAAAAACCAAGTTCCAGATGTGACTATGAAGGGTGCAAAAATAAACGTGCAGCAATCATTGGGGATTGTTGTTATTGCAGTTTGAAGTACTGCACTCAACACCGCCTTCCGGAATTACACAAGTGCAATCAGTTGGACGCGTGTTGCAAAAAAGCCCAAAAAGAAAACAGCGATCGACTCAAGTCTCAAGCGTTGAGTAACGTGCAAAAAGTTTAGGACTTAAAAGGTATGTAATGTTCAATTATTTTTTATGACGGCGTTTCGTTTTCGATTTTGATTTGGATTTGGATTTGGATTTGCGGTTGAACTTGGATTTTGATTTGGATTTTTTGAAATATTTTATTATTCGGTTTCTTGAACCACCTTCTGAAACTTTTAAAGCTCTCGTCATCATTTCGCTACATTTACTACTATTTTTTACTATATGTTCACATACATCGGTACACTTTTTTAAATTTTCAGGCGATGAACTATGTTTTATAAATAGGTCAAAAATTCTATCAAATGATGATTCTCTTGGGTACCCACTCGCAAGCATGTTACCTGTGTCTTCATGCTTAGTTTTATCAAGAACCCGGCCATATTCATCTACTTCGATATAAAGAAACCCTTCAATAGCTTGTAGCGACATTCGTAAATATTGTTTAGAGGTATCATCTGCAAGACTGTTATTTTCACTTGCAACATACACAGCTGGATTAGAAACATCAATATACTTATATTTATATGTTTTCTCATCATAATATTCAAATTTTTTCATGTATTTTCTATACCTTAACATGTGACCAAATGTAAAATTAGAGTCAGTTCTAGTACCTATCATAAAATGTGTCGTCCTACTAACAGCTATATCAACATTTTTATCAAAAAAAGTGGTGTCAGGGTCAATTGTAGCATCATCATCCTCCGTACTATGGGTAGGGATGGGGGCAGTGAGTTTCGTAACATCAAGTGGATAAAAACTTAAATATAATGAGTTGTAAAACTCTTTAAAATCGTTTGAATGAGGAGGTTTCATGGCTTCGGCAGCAGCTTTGGCTTCAGCGGCTTCGGCGGCAGCTTTGGCTTCGGCGGCAGCTTTGGCTTCAGCGGCTTCGGCGGCAGCTTTGGCTTCGGCGGCAGCTTTGGCTTCGGCGGCTTTAGTTAGTGGTCGAAATGATTCAGCACGTCTCCAGTTTGGATTTCTACACTCACCTATAGACTCGCTTATACCATTCGCTATGTTGTTAAATTTAAGGTTGGTTTTTAATTCAGCTGGAAGGTCCTCATAACTAATAGGAAATGTCGTTAGAACGGACTTGTCATCTATATCAGGACTACCACCCAAAATGGGTAGTATCCATGAACATTGGATTGTTAATGATGAACTGTATTTATAGTTGACTATAATGTCGGTAAATATAACAAGTACAATTATCTCATATACTCGCTTATTTTGTTCACCCTTATCTAATGAAGAAAATTTATATTTTTCATTCGAGTACCTAACTACATTTTCAATATGGGTTAAAAATTTTGACTTAATATCATTATAAGACGATAACGATGTAGATCGGAAAAAAGTCTGACATAGGTTTTTATCGGTAAAAAAAAACGATGCTAAATATTCTTCCAAGTATTTAAATTCTGGGTCAGTGTTCAAAAAAACCATTCGTCCAAAATCAATACATTTCGCTTTACTGGTTGCAGAGTCAATTAATATATTACCACCATGTAAATCCCAAGGAAGCCCCATTGTCATTAAAACAATCATCACCAAAATATACCCTGCATCGAGTATTGCGTTCAATTGATTGTCCGTATTAAATCTATTATCATAAATATATTCGTTTAAATTTTTATTATAACTTTCAAGAAAATCCATAAACATGATATGAATTTTCAATCCATACTTAACTGCATTATCATATATCCATTGAACAACCCTCAGTGATTTTTCTCGAATTTCAATATATTGCATATAATCGAAAAATTCCTTAGGAGTCAATACAATACTTGCAAGAGCATCTGGGATAAGTTCACGTGGTTTATCGCCACATAACAACTGTGAATACATTGATCGTTGCGCTTTAAATTCGGTCTCGCATTCTTTTTCATTTGAAACTAGTTTGTTTATCGTTTTAGGAGCAATTCTGGCCCAGCCCCTGTCATCCTTGCCTTTTGACTCCGTGTCCGTGACAATCCATTCGTTACTCGTTGGCCAGTAGTGGATCCACGTCTCGCTTCCCCCTCGTTTGCGGAACACCGGCTGGCCTCCACTCAGCTCCTCGGTACGGTCGTACACGCCGTTCACTATCAAAGCGTAAGTGGCACCCGTGATCTCGACGACATTCGGGTTCACGACGCGAAGCAGTACGTTAGGCTGCTCCGAAAAGGTAGTACTTCCTTTCATCACCATCCTCCAAGGCCATCCTGCGCAGCTCTCAAGGCTGATCGATTCTTGCCATGGTATTCGAATTTCGAAACCTATAAGTGTAATTTTCATACATACGGTATCAAATAAAACCCCTTCTCTAGGATTATGGGTTAAGCGATCAATCATATCTTGTGTTCTAAGTTCAATATCACCTCCTTGTTTTAGGTCACCTTTCAATATCATAGAACATAATGAAGCGGACGATACAACGGACATTGATTTAATATTTTTTAAAAATCTTTTCGAAACTTCGAGGTTATCATCGTCTGTAGCTATTTGTCTCAAACTGATTCTTCCGGTTCTTCTGGTAACTAATATTACCTTTGTTCCGCCTTGCATCATTGGTATATGTATAGGCACATGTCGTTTCTTTTTTCTGGTATTACGATTACGACATCTACGACATCTACGACTCTTTTTATTTTCAACATCTTTTATCATTTTATTTTATATACAATATAAAAATAAAATACTTAAAATATTTTATTTTATTTATAACACAAACCAAAGAGTAAAAACAAAACACTAAAACCCATGAACTTGGAACTTTCAAAATTCGACATGCGGTCGATCAGTTTCAAACCGAATGAAAATAAGGGTCCCGTTATCGTGCTCATCGGACGAAGAGATACCGGTAAAAGTTTTTTGATTCAGGATTTAATGTATTATCACCAGGACATTCCAATTGGAACCGTCATTTCCGGAACGGAGGCCGGAAATAACTTTTTTGGCGAACATGTACCCAAACTGTTTATTCACGACCAGTACAATACCGCAATTATTGAAAACATTTTAAAACGCCAAAAAGCCGTTTTAAAACAAATGAAGAAGGAAATTGAAACCTACAAAAAATCGTCCATTGATCCGCGCACGTTTGTTGTATTGGATGACTGTTTGTACGACAACAAATGGACCAAAGACATCATGATGCGTCTCCTATTCATGAACGGTCGTCACTGGAAGATAATGCTTGTTATTACAATGCAGTATCCGCTAGGTATTCCGCCCAATTTGCGTACCAATATTGACTACGTGTTTATTTTGCGCGAACCCTACATTGCCAATCGCAAACGCATTTATGAAAATTACGCAGGTATGTTTCCAACGTTTGAGTCGTTTACACAAGTCATGGACCAGTGCACCGAAAATTTTGAATGTCTAGTTATTAACAACAATGTAAAATCAAATAAACTTCAAGATCAAATTTTTTGGTACAAGGCTCAAAATCATGGACCATTTAAATTAGGTTCAAAAGAATTCTGGGACATTTCAAAGAATATGAACTCGGATGATGAAGAAGAAGTCTACGATCCTGCAAATATTAAAAAGAAAGGACAAGGTCCAAAAATAAAAGTCAATAAAAATAAAACGGGCGGTGGATGGTAAGTTTTAACGGCGGTTATATGTCATGAATAATATACATACATATAACGGCGAAATGTTGTTGTAAATTAATCTTCTTTTAATTTTTCATCATTTGAATTTTCGCGTCGTTTCATTCGTTCCAGAATTTCGGATGCGCCATAGTCGCCACCAGTAGTTGTTACAATATTATCGCCTTCAAAAAGTTCTCGTTTCACGGCGTCTTGAGTACTATATATTTCATCTTCATTCACAAGTGCAACATTTACAAGGTCACCATTCTTGTTCATAATTTGAGTTAGTTTATTTCCAGATTTCTCGGCATTCCGTTTATTTTCTTCCATAGCCTTCTGTTTGGTTTCTTTGACTCGCTTGTCGAATTCTAGTTTTGCTTTTTCTTCATTTGTTTTCTTTTCGGACATTAGCTGGTTAAGAGTTTCTTCCATATATTCGACTCGGCCAGTTTTATATGCATCCGGATGGAACGGCATCCACATTCCAACAGGGCCAACATAGACATCATGATTTGGATCAACTTCACGTAACATTTTACACCTCAGCTCAGCTTCTTTTTGTGTAGCATAAACGCCTCTAACTTTTATTCCGCGAATAGATGTTTGAAATTCATATTTTGAATTGAATTCGCCTTCTAAACGTTCTTCATTATTATCAACAAAGGTTTTAAATTCGTCTGCAATGCGCGTATTTTCAAGATCGGCCTTTTCTTCTTTAATGAACGCTTGTAAGTCTTCATACAGTCCATTGAACTCAATCCCGTATTTGAATGCGACAAAATTCAAAAATTGCGTATATTTTTCTATTGATTTATTAAAGTCCCAGACTTTAATGAACTCTCTAAAGAAATAATGATTCTTTTGTTCTAAAATTTCTTCTGGGGAAACAAATGACAAACAAGCAAATTTCTGTCCAGCAATTGGTTTATCTTCTTCTAATAAGTCTACATATGTGCGACTTGTTTTTGGCGTAACCCCTTTTGGAACGCTTGAACCTGATGATGACGACATGAATCTAAAGCTGAAATAGTCTGAAATCTATTTTTATATAAGTATTTTGAAGTAAGGTTTAAGTATTTTTAAATCTTATTCGTATTAACGAATTCGTAATAATGTATTAACGTATTGAAAAATAAAATTGTTTTTAATTTTTTATTTTCATTTTCATCGGTACTTAAGGAATCTACGTGAAAAAATCGGTCGGTTGAGTTGAGTCGGTCGACATCACTTATTTGAATTCATTGAAATGACGGAAGTAATATTTTACATTCTCATGGGTACGTTTGCAGCGCTTGTTATCGGATTATTATATGTCGTGAATCGAATAAAAAGAATGAATAAAAATATGAAACCAAGGTCACCCACATAACAATTCAACCAACCAAACCAATATAAACCAATAAGAGTAGTTGAAAAAAAGAAATGAATTAAAAATAAATAAAAACGTATTCAGATTCCAAGATTTTAATGAACAAATAAAAATAATTAAGAGTTGATTATTTTTTTTCTTTTTCATAATTATAAAATATTTATAAATATTATAACTACACCCCATTACAACAACATAATCCAAATAAGGTCAAATGTCAAACGTTTTTGATTTAGGAGAACTTGTTAAACGTACAATCAAGTATTTAGTTGAAGGTGTTATGGTCGCAATTGCAGCATACGCCATTCCCAAACGCTCACTTAATCTCGATGAGGTAGCTCTTATCGCACTTACTGCTGCAGCAACATTCAGTATCTTAGATACTTATATTCCAAGCATGGCAATTTCTGCACGTACGGGTGCCGGTTTCGGTATCGGTGCCAACCTTGTTGGATTCCCGACCCCATTGAAGCTATAAACATATAAACATATAATGTAAAAAATGAAAAAATAAAATATTTATTAATGTATTTTATTTTATAAAGTTACTATAAACTATAAGACCCGCATCAATAATACTATAAACGACTTGACAAGAATGTTTAGAGGTACATCATTTAAAAAACGATCCGTAACGTATCGAAAAAAATCTAAGAGATCGATGAAACATAAAAAAGGTGGACGCAGTAGATCTAAAAGAGTAGACACTCACGTACAAAACTCAATTATTCCTTACAAGTCAGATATGTCAAGCGACTTGGTTAGACATAATGATAATGATATAAGTTCCAGTAAAATATTTCAAGGTTTTTACAATACAATGCATCTTATTTTTCCGATGTTGGACCAGTCAACCTTTTCTAGAGTTTTCATGACATTTATTAATACTCGTGACTTTACAGAGTTTTTAAAATTTGTTCCTACGACTGCATGTAATGAAATCCATATGTCAAAGAGTGATATAAATAAAGTAATGATAGATATTTCATCGCAAATAGGTACAAATGTATCAATCCAAGTTAATATGCCACACAACGTGAACCATAGCAACATTATGTTTGGAGGTGCTAATTTGGTCGATTCGGTATTGTCAAACGATGATGCTCAATTTATAATGATACAAATATGTATGGCAACATTTACATATATGAATTTACCTAAACGGGTTCGACCATTTTTTGTGGCGCTTGTTTTATATTATTTCTATATATTTCTTCAAATCGAATATCCCAAAGAGGGGGTTGAAAAATTACACTACGAAAGTTTATTCATACCTGGGGCGTCTCTTTTAGCAGTAGAATCCGGAACTATAATGGTTAAAATTTTTACTTGGCTGAGAAAATTTATGAGCGGATATCAAAGACGACTCCCTTCGCGACATACTGCATTAGTTAGAGCTTTGAAAACTAGAACTTCTTTGTCCCCAAATCGTTTAATGATACTACCTGATCCGGATCCGAGCACGGATCCGCAACCTGAAATAGTAGAACCGCCTGAACCAATACCGCGAGCAGCGTCTCCTAGACGAAAGTCACTGTTTTTATTGAGTCCAGAAGAACGTGCAATACAAAGTAGCCGAATGCGTAACCGATAACTGGCATCATTAAAAATTATATTCATAATCATCGTCGTCATTATAATATTCATTTCTTATGTCGTTATACACAGTTTTAGGTTCGGGCTCAGAAATGTTTTCAGAATCGTGGTGATAATAAATATTGTCCTTGTCCTCATCATTTGTTGTTTGGACTTGACTATCAGTATGAGTGAAACCCACTAAATCACAGGTAAATGAAAGGCCCATACCAGATGGACCACTTCCCATATAGTCTAAATTTGCAATCATTTGTTTTAATACATTCATTTTATTTGGATTAGACTCTTTAAAAAATACCGGATCTACCTTGACTCGATCATATCCAACAAGCTCCATTTTTCGGTTTACTCGTTCTCGGTCCATTATTTTCATATTTTCATGAGATGGATGAACAAAGATGTCGTCCATTTCTGTGATTGGCTTTGGTGAAATATATAATGTAATATTTAGTTTAGAGTGTCCGAAAAGGGATGTCATGTAATTATAAAGTTCGGAAGGATAGTTGAACGACATTGAAATTACTGGCCATGACATTGACGGTGTATCACATGGAGTATCATTTAAATATTTAATTTTCTTTTTTTCACTTCTAGTCATTCTATTTTTAGATTTTTTAGACGACGAATTTATAGTCTTGGCAGATGGCTGCCTAGACCCGCAAAATATATATTTTCCGTATCGATATATGATATAAATACGCCAGTCTGTATCATATTTTGTAGATATGTCCGATCGAGTAGTTTTAATCGATTCTTCCACGTATAAAACAGGTGTGTTTAACAATTCGTCCGATTTATTTAGAGTCATCCTATATAACAAACAAATAAATAAAAATAACAAAGAGTGATTGTATTATGTTATACGTTATACAATATAAGCGCACTTTAAATACTTTAACTATATTCTAAAAAGTATTTAACAATTAAAAATTTATAGTAGCGTCGTATGGTTGAACTCCCGCATTTAAAAGTGCTGGTGCAACCCCCATGGGTGGTCTAATTTGAGACGCCTTCCACTGTTTTATTTTTTCTTCTCTAATTCTTTTTTCTTCTTCAAGAT